CCTTCTCCTTCTCCCAGCGGATGGCAGCGGCCTTCCGCGCCGACTCGCTGAGCTCGGCGGAGGTCATGTTCTTGGCTCGGGCTTTGCCGCCCTTCGCTCGTCCCTTCCCTTCATCGTCGCCGCCGCTATTGGACGCTTTCGTGTCTGCCATGCGTGCAAAACCCCCGTTTCGGCCTGAAATGCAGGCATCTGAGAACTAATGCGTGCAATATAGACGGTCGAGAGGCGGCAAACGTCGCCGCCGCTCTGGCCGGGGTAAACCCATCCCCAAAGCGAGGTATCGATGAACCAGCTATCCGAGCGATCCCACGCCCAGAGCGACGTGGGGGGTTTCGCTAGACCCTCCTAGGTGGCCCGAGAAGGACATTCTGCGTTCTCAGGCTCGCTGAGCGGCCGTCTCTCGGCCTTCGAGCCCTTCTCGCGACCATTCCCCTTCGCCGCATTGTGCGTAGAGCGCAGCTAGCGATTTAGCCCATAACGCAGAAACGCCCCGATCTGGTGACCGAGGCGTTTGCTGAGATGCCGCTTATGCCAAAGCGATTTCAGGCAGCGTAACACGTGGCCAAGTCGAAGGCTTATCGCTGGACCAACCTCCGCACCGAGCGCAAGCACGCCAAGGTTGTACGGCGCAAGCTCGAACCAGAGATGGCGAGCGAAAAGCAGCTCGCCTACATTCGTGGCTTAGCTCGACAGCTTGAGATCCCTGTCCCTGATGGCATCGCCACTAAGCGCGGTGCCTCGAACATTATCCACGAGCTTAAGAAGCGCCGTTCACGGCGGCCAACGTGAAGCCCAAGTGCATGTACTGCGGTCATGTGCACCACGGCGAGAAGCGTTGTTCCCAATGCCCATGCAGGCGCTCGCAGTTCTTGGAGAAGCCATTGCGGTAGCTACGGCGACAGTTCGTCCATGCCAAGCGCATACCAGCGCGGACGTTAATCCACATAGGCACCGCCGAATGTCGCCATTTAGAACCGCGTGAGAGCAGCCGTAAGGCCCTCGGAGCGCGGGGAACAAGGCAGGCGTGGGGAAATCTCCCAAGACGATGGTCGTGGCAGCGACAGTGAGCCACATCGACCACAGCACCAAATCCATAGTTGGGCGCGAGGAAGAAAGCAGACGCGTACCGGATGGTCAGGAGGACGCCAATGGAACGGAAAGAAGCAGCTTCTGCGTCAGCTTGCCTTGAACCAGGAGAAGACCTTGATTTAAGGGTTGCTTAGGAGAAGACAGCGAGCATTTCAGAGCTTGTTCCTACGTGCTCGCTGTTCGAGGCTTGGACACAACTGCTCCGGTCGAGAGAGGTTGAGGTTGATGGCAGCCGTAGTTATTAGGCTCTTGAGTCATGGAGACTAAGAAAGCGTTGAAGCGTCGTTGCCGGGACCTGGAGTACGCGGTTCGCTGTGCGGTGGCTGAGCTGGCGATGGAGAACCAGTTCGGGCCTTACGCTGAGGGTGGAGCCCTTAGGCGACCGTCTACAACCGTGGACGTAGAGCGGTATCTGCGTGGTGCGGTGGAGCGTTAGCGTTGTGTGAGGGAATTGTGAGCGTTTGCTCATGAACTGCACACGTCTAATGCAATGCGTGCGCATGTACGCATGAGGTGCTAGCCGTCATACACTCAGGCCGGTGTATAACGAGGGCGCTCAAATGGCTCTAGCAAGCCAAAGAGCGCGACGATCTAAGCCTTAGTGACTGAGAAGTAAGGGGCACGTAGGGGGAGGGGCAGGCGGGATTTGTGTGGGAATCTGCGCGGAATCCTGTATAAAGATACTTCCGTGACCTCAGAACTCGTATAACGTGAAGGCAACCCGGAGTCCCACGCCGAAAGGACCGCAATGCCTGACACGAAGCCCAAAACGCCAATTCAAGGCATCCGCCTGACGCTCTCGCGTGAAGAGGCAGAGGCGTTGCGTACGGCGGTCTACTACGCATTCGCAAGCGATGACTTCCAAGCCTCTCAGGCAACACGAGCCTCAGTCATGGGCGCAGAGCCCTCGGCCTCTGATACCCTGTAGCACGAGGTTGCATGGCGGACCGTACAGCCGCTTGCAGTGTTGGGGGCTCTCCTCCGAAAGCGCTCGGGAGCAACGACTTGACCTGACGCAACCTCGGCAACGCGATAACCGTCGATCCCCCATTCGTCGCGTTGCCTTTGCCAGTGAAGCTTTGTGGTGAAGCGCCGCCCCTGTAAGGCGGGGACCTCTGTTCAAATCAGAGCACTGGCTTGCGAGATGTAGCTCAGATGGCAGTCGTAAGTCCCATGCCGCGCGCTGGGCATGCAAGAGAGTGCGGGGTCGCGCCCCGGTCGGTGTTCGCCAGGCACCCATCTCGCTTCATCCTCGTAGTGACGCCTCTGCTAGGCTGTAGCACGTGAGCGATGAGGTTCTGACCTGCTGGCCCAAGGGCTTCCTGACGAAGGAGGAGGCCAGCGCGTTTCTACAGTGCCTTGAGGAGATGGACACCGGGGAAGACGGGTTGACCACTGAAGAGGAAATGGGCCGTGACAAGCTGATCGCGGCTATCAAGGCGACTCCCGATGACTAACCGCACAGAGATCCTCCACTTCCGCGCCACGCCTAAGGAGAAGAAGACGATCCGCGAGAACGCCGGTCATGCCGAGCTGGCGCTGAGCGAGTGGATGCGGCAGCGGAGCCTGGACCGACTCATACCGGCGTTTGAAGACCCGAGGACTCGCGAGAACAAAGCCAAGGTTCGTCAAGCCCGCGAGGAAGGCAAGCCTGTCGCTGTTCAGGTTGTGCCCGGTAGCGCTGCTTCTACCCAGCCCGCAGTTGAGGAGCCTGCGAAGCACCGGATTGACGGCGAGCTTTACACCATGACCCCGATTGGCGACGAGACCTACGAGCAGTTCATGGAGCGTCGGGTGGGGGAGCTATTGGGCTTCGACGTGGGCGAGACTGAAGCCTCTATGGCCCTTCGGGATTCAGCGGCAAAGCAGGCCGAGGCTGAGTGGGCCGAGCGGTGACAGGCACGCCTTATCGCTGCAAGCGCTGCACCGCAGAATTTGAGGGTGGCGGTATACGCCGTTGCCCGGTCTGTAACGGCACGTGCAAAGCGATCTCATGGGATGATCCACAGTTGCATGAGCGGGTAGCAAAGGAAATCACTCTGCGCGGTAGGGCACTCCCTCCGCGACCCTAGCGCCGCACGTGCCCGTAGCCTGCGGGCTACTTGAAGCTCAGGATCAACAAGGGGGCTATCGCGGCTCTGCCGGAAGCTCAGCGCCTTGAGGCCGAGAAGGCGATTGAGGCGATTGCCTACGCGCGGGAGAACAACCCGCTGGCGTTCTACAAGCCGCACGTGAAGCAACGGGCCTTCCACGGGTTCACGACTCAGACGAAAATCTTCTACGGAGGAAATCAGAGCGGAAAGACGACAACAAGTCTCGCAGACAGCATTATTCAGGCGATAGATCGCGATGCGGTGCCTGCGCACCTCTTGCCTTACAAGAAGTTCGAACCGCCCTTTCTTTGCCGGATCATGGCTGAGTCCTTCCCGGTGCTTGAGACGACGTTGCTTCAGAAGCTCCAGGAACTCGTACCCAAGGATCAGCTCTTGGGCGGTAGCTGGGGGTCCACGGAAGGCTCTCCGGGGGCCTACGACAAGAATCTGCGAGTCCTGCACTTCGCCAACGAATCGAAGTTCTTCTTTCAAACCTACGAGCAGGAGGTCCGCAAGATGGGCGGCGCTTCCATTGACCGCGTGGTCTTCGATGAGGAGCCGCCCTTGGCTGTCTTCAACGAGTGCCGCTTGCGCGTCATGGCTCGCAGCGGAGACTTGCTTTTCTCGATGACGCCTTTGTTTGGTCTCTCGTGGACCTTCGATCAACAGTGGCAGAAACGCGGCTCCGAAGTGGCCAACGATGTCTTCGTGAGTGAAGACATGAGCATCGTCACGGCCAGCATGGAGGACAACCCCACCCTCGGCGCGAAGGAGATCGAATTGGCCTTGGCGGGCATGAGCGATGAGGAGAAAGTCGCTCGCAAGGAAGGTCGCCACGTAGCGCTCCACGGCCTGATCTACGCCGACTTCAAAAAAGAGCGCCACGTCACGCCCCAGCGCCCGATTCCCGAGAACATCAATGTCGTAGTCGGCATCGATCCAGGTATGCGTCACCCAGCCGGTGTTGTCTGGATCTACCTCACAGCCGATGACACGATGGTCGTCTTTGAAGCCCAGCGCTTTACGGGAATGACGGCGGCCCAGGTCTCTAAGCGCATCTTGGAGATCAACGAGGCTTACGGGGTCCATCCGCTTTACTACGTGATCGACCCCAATGCACGCAACAAGGAGCATCAGACGGGGAGGAGCGTCCAGATGGAGTACGCGGACAATGGGATCGTGACGATTGCGGGGCAGAATGCGGTGACGGCGGGGATTAACCGCGTCAGGGAGCGCTTTCAGAAGGACACGCTATTCGTCCAGAGCAACTGCGCTGAGATGATCGATGAGCTTCAGAAGTACCGCTGGAAAGCGCCGCCGCGCTCAGGGGAAGCCACGCGGGAGGCTCCAGTCAAGTTGGCGGACGATCTAGTCGACCCGCTTCGCTACTGCATAATGAGCAGACCCTACCTGCCAAATGAGGTAGTCGAGGACAACAGGGACCCGATGCTTAAGTTGATGCAGGAAGACATCGAGCGCTCGGCGGGGGAGATGAGCGAGGCTACGAACATTGGTCAGTTTGGGGGCGTCGCCGCGTAGCGACCTAGAATGCAGCCGCAAACCTTAAGGAGGAATCGATGGCAGTCAGCGTCTCAAGCGTCAAAGCAGCTTCGAACACCGGCTTTTACACCGTCACCGATGTCACGCTCGACAACAGCTACGCAGAAGGTGGCGAGTCGCTCACGGCTGTTCAGCTCGGCCTCGCTGCCGTCGATTACGCGACCTGCATCGTCAAGAATGGCTCTGAAGCCGAAGCTACGGCGGTAGGCTCCGTCATCTACGACTCGACGAAAGAACTGCTCGTGGTCAACGACTACAAAACGCAGAAAGCGTTGGCGGGAGCCAAAGACACATCGAAAGTGGTTGTGCGAGTGGTTGCCTTCGGAAGGCAGCGAGCCAAGTGACCCGCCTGGCCGATACCCGCCCGCCCTACTGCGCAGCCTGTTTTCAGCGTCCCGCCGATCTGCGCTGCGTGGACTTCGAGGCCGCGTATGACGGCCCCGTGGTCCCCGGGCAGCCTGAGCCGGTGCCCGTGGATGATCTCGTGATCTGCGAGCGCTGCCTCTCGGAGGCATTCGCCATCCTCGACCCGCAGGGACTCAAAGAGACCATCGCCGAGCTTGAAAAGGCCGTCCTTGCTCAGGCCGAAGAGATCAGGGCCAAGGACAAGGCGGTCAAAGGCGCGAAATTCACGATCTCTGAGCTTGAGCGCTTCGCCGTGCAGCCAATCGAGGGTAAGCCAGCCCTGATCGGTGTTTCCGAGGAGGTGCGCAAAGTTCTCACGCGGGGGCTGTATGAGCGGCGAGGGACCTCTGCGGCTGCGAAGAATCCACGGCGCGGGCCGCGTAAAGCAAAGCAACCAGAGAATGCCCCTGATCCGGATCAGGTCTCGGATGAATTGCAAGGGAAGGTTCCTGCATGAACGTCGCAGATGGCCGCAAAGTTGTGACGACTGCTGGGACGCGCGTACAGCTTGGAGCTTCGCAGTCGATCAACCGCGTTGCCGTGACGGCCCTCGAAGCTAATACGGGCCTGATCTGCGTTGGCGGCAAAACGGTGGTCGCAAAAGCTGAAAACCGCACGGGTCTTCCTCTCGCGGCCAAACAGACGACGACTATCGAAACAGATGATCTCGGAGATCTTTACATCGATTCCACTGTCAATGCCGAGGGTGTTTCCTGGCTGGCAGTCACCGACGAATGATCCCCCTGGCTCTCCTTTGTGCGGCCCTGATCGGCCTCATTGTCTACTTGCTCCGTCACTCGGCGGCTCAAGAGCGCGAATGGTCTGCCGAGCGTGCCGAGCTTCTCACGCGCATTCAACATCCGAAGGTCTTTGTTGGTGGAGGGCGCTCCGGTACAAAAACCGCTGATGTGGCCGATGACATCCTCCAGGCCGTTGAAGCCGATGACATCGACCTCGTAGGCACGGTGCAGACGTATGGCAACAGCGACTCCGACTGACTCAGCAGGCCAGCGAGCCACGAACCAGGCAGTAGGTGGCGACTATGCGCTCGCCGATCTTCTCGAGCTTTTTCGTAAGGCCAAAGGCGCTCGCGAACCTTTCACGCCCGACTGGTATCTGAACAGCGCCTTCTACGTCGGCCAGCAATGGCTCTACTGGAATCACGGGCGGCTTGACCGTCCAACCCTCGCCAAGTATCGCGAGACGGTCGTTGACAACCGCATCCAGCCCATCGTGCTCTCACGTGCGGCTCGCAAGGTCAAGAATCGGCCGACCTTCTCCGCAACGCCCTTCACGGGCAAAGAAGAGGACGTAGATGCCGCGCGGATCACTGAGAAGGTCATGGAGTTCGACTGGGTCTATCTCGACCTTCAGCAGAAGCTCTTCCAGGCCCAACTCTTTGCCGAAATCGTCTGCGCCGGGTTCTGGAAGATCTACTGGGATTCGACCGTAGGCGAGAAAGCGCAAGTGGTGGTCGATCAGAACGGCCAGCCGGTGCAGCTAGGGGGCAAACTTTTGAAGGCCGATGAAGTTGGCGAAGAAGGACTGCCGCCGGGCATGCAGGTCAAAGAGGTCGCGCAAGGCGATGTCTGCGTGGATGTGGTCTCGCCTTTCCACTTCTACCCCGATCCTCTTGCTACTTCGATGTCAGAGCTTGAGTGGTGCGTGGAGGAGAAAGTGCGCTCGCCGGACTACGTGAAACAGCGCTACGGCGTGGAACTTGAGCCTGACACTGATGTCAACGCTGGGCCGATGGAGGCTCGTATGACCCCCTCGCTGATGTTCGGCGCAGGCACGGAATACAAGGGTGTGCGGGTGTACGAGTTCTGGGCGCGGCCTTCGTCTACTTACCCACAGGGCAAGCGCTGTGTCTGGGCGCAAGACACGCTCTTGGCTGAGGACGATGCGCCAATCGACCCGATGCCCTACGTGATGTTCTCGGGGATCAAGGTTCCCAATCGCTTTTGGCCTACGTCGGTGACTTCCCAGCTTCGCGGGCCGCAGGTCAACCTCAACAAGATCAAATCGCAAATCGCTGAAAACGCAGCTCGGCTGGGCAATCTGTCGATCATGAAATCTCGGCAAGCCAACGTCTCATTTTCTGGGGTGCCTGGCGAGGAAGTTCTTTACGACTCAACGGTGAGTGACGCTGTGCCGCAATTCCTCGTGCCGCCTGAGATGCCGAGCTACGTCAAAGAGCAGGAACAGCGGATCGTGGATGGCATGACGGAAATCTCTGGCCAGCGCGAGGTCTCAAACGCTACGGTCCCCACGGGCGTCACTGCCGCCTCGGCAATCAACTTGCTTCAAGAAGCCGACGACACGCGGATCGGTCCCGAGATTCAGGACATGGAGTTCGGATTGGGCCAGGCGGGCACGAAGGTCGCCAAGCTGCGAGCGAAGTACAACAGCGATGAGCGTTTGATCCGGATCGCGGGTGAGGACGGCAACTGGGACATCTTTGCCTTCCGGGGTGCGATGATGGGCGAGGAGCCGACCGTGGAGTGCCAGGCCGGATCGGCCATGCCGCGCTCCAAGGCAGCGAAGCAGGCGGCAATCTTGGAGGTCTTGCAGCTCATGTTCCAGTACAACCTCGTGCCTTCCCAGCGAGACTTGCGGACGATCTTCAAGGACTACGAGGCCGGCGCGCTCGACAAGGTTTTCAGTGGCCTTACGGCTACCGAGCAGCAGGTACAGCGTGAGAATCGCCTGATGAGCCTTGGGCAGGCGGTGGAGATCAACGCCTTCGATGAAGATCAGGACCACATCGACGGGCACGAGGAACATCAGCGCACCGCGGTCTACCAGCAGTACCCGCCGCAGATTCAGGCGATGTATGAACTTCATGTCCAGGCCCACCGCGAACGCCAGGTGCAGCAGATCAACGCTCAGATGGCGGCACAGAGCCAAGAACAGCAGGCGGCGATGGGTCAGCAGCACCAGCTACAGCTTGGACAGGAAACGCATGGCGCGGTGCTTGATATTGCGAAAGAACAGGCGAAACCGCAACCTGCGGCCAATGGGAGCCGATAGTGCCGTCAAAGTCTTTGGCGCAGAACCGTTTCGTCAGAGCTATGGCTGCCGAGGGCAAGCCGTGGGCGAAGAAATGGGTAGCTGAGCAGCATGGGCACAAAGTCCCGCACATAGAACACGTCAAACACGCCCTGAAACGGCGGCATAGGAGGAAGCATGGCAACCGCAACTGAGAAGTCCGAGAGAAACCCCGTTAAAAAGGCTCCTACGCCCGGAGAGGACATCCCGAGCGGAGATCGAAAGATTATAGCTGCTCCGGTTACTTCGCCCGTGCCGATGGGCCTGAACGACCGCAGGGCTGATAACGAACCGATCCTCGGTCATTTCGTAGAGGTCGCAAGCGGCAAACACAAGGGCGCTTACGGCATCTTCAACGAAGTCGAAGGCGAGAACACGGCTGTGATCGTCACGCGCGATGAGAACACGGAACGGATCACTACGCCGATTTCGAGCCTCGTTCGGTCCCGCGCTGGCAAGCGATGAGCGAGGAAGTCGTCTACTTTGTTGCCGTTCGCACTGCTAAGCCTCAAGGTGGTGCGGAGATCCCGGCAGCAATGAAGGCGTTAAATGAGAGTGGATTGTTAGCTCAGCCGCCCCTTCCCGTTTCGCATTACGCGGTTGCTTGGTATAGGCCCTACTCTGAGATGACGGCCAACGATTTCCAGCACTTACGTGCCCTTGGTTTGTCTTTTGAGGACGCAAATCGTATTGCTACGGCCGTAACGGTGGATCAAACGAGCAAATCAGAGGTGACCGCATGAGTGGTAATGGCATAGAGGCTCAGCGGCTTCTACAGGCCGTAGAGCACTTCAAGGCTCGTACGAGAGGCGCAGAGCTTCCCAAGGGCGTCGATGAGGCGCTGAAAGGACTTGGTAAGGCGTTGGAGACTCCGATGCCGGATCGGGACACTCCAGGCGGTAGGGAGGCTTTGAAGGTCGCTCCAGGCACGCGTGGGACTGGCGAGCACTTCTCTCAGGCAGTCAAGGGCCGCGACGGTCCCTCTCCGGGCCAGAAAGAGGCTGAGTTGGCTGGCGGTGGCGTTTCGAAAGAAGTAAGCGAGGCGGCGACCGCCCTTGCTGCAAAGATCGCGACTTAAGAATGAGATTCGTTCCCAACAAAACGACCAAGGACCGCCACAGCGAGGCCAAGGCATCTAGGCACAGCCTCGCCAAGAGCACCGGTTACAGTCGAGAAGGAGCATCAAATGGCCGATGAGGCTACGGTAGCGCCAGAGCAGGGCACCGAGGGAGCAGATTCAGGGGCTGATCTCTACAACCTCGATTCAGTCGAGAATCCCGAGGTTCGCCAGCAGCTTGAACCGCATGTCAAAGCGATCCAGTCCAACGTGGAAAAGAAGTTCCGCGAGGCGGCTGATTATCGCAAAGGCTGGCAGCCTTACGAAGAGATGGGCTTGCAGGATATGCAGCCCGATCAACTTAAACAGCTTTTGGACTTCGCCTCGATGGCGAATGATCCCACTCAGTTCGATGAGTGGCTGAAAACTGCCGCCGAGGAACGCGGACTGCTGAACGGCGTTTCAGGCGACGATCTTGATCTTGAAGATGTCGAAGAGATGTCTCCGGAGAAAATTGAGGAGTTGGTTGCAAAACAGACTCAGCCGATCAAAGAAGCGCTGGAGAATCAGTCCAGAGAACAGGCGATTGCCGGAGCTGAAGAGGAAGTTCAGACCTCGCTCCAGGGGATTCGCAAAGACAACCCCGATTTGCCCGAAAACGCAGAGGATGCAATCGAGCAGCTTGCTTATCGCTATACCGATGAACCGAACATGTCGGCCAGTGAGATCATCGCTAAAGGATTCGAGGACTACCAGAACCTGATCGGCCAGGGCGAGAAGGGTCTCTTCGAGCAGAAGGCGAACCAGCCAGCGCCCGCGGAGGGGCCAGCGGCTGCCGCGATGGGCGATGAGAAGATCACTTCATTCAACGATCCGAAGTTGAGGGCACGGGTCCTCGAAAAAATAGAGAAAGCGGGTTAGTTAAGCTCTACGCAGCACAAAGTTCCCAGCGCCAAGAGTCAGCTACAGCCGGGCCAAGGACCAGAGTGGTTACAGCCAAGGAGCCAAGGGTGGACAACAGCGACAGGTGGAACCTCATCTAGTCACTGAAACCCAACGAAAGGCTGAATCATGGCGACGCAAACGCTTTCGAGCGCAGATGCGATTCTGAAGGACGATTACCACGGTCCTGTAGTTGAGCAGTTGAACTACAAGACCTACATGCTCGACCAGATCGAGCGTGACTCCACTTCCGTTGATCACACGGGACGGCGAGCCATCTTTGCCCTCCATACGGGTCGCAACAGGGGCCGAGGCGGTCGCGGAGACGCGGGTACCTTGCCGGTTGCCGGGCTTGAGGCATGGCAGGACGCGATCATTCCGATCAAATATCAGTACCAGTCGATGGAGATCAGCGATGCCTCTATTCAGGCATCGAAGTCAAACGCCGGGGCCTTCGTCAGCTTGCTAGAGGCCGAAACCAAAGGCGTCGCGCAGGCACTGAAGAAGGATATGAATCGCCAGATCTTCGGCACCGGCGACGGCAAGCTGGCGACTGTCAAAGCCACGGCCGAAGAAACGAAAGTCATCGAAGTCGATTCCGTGCAGTACATCGGGGTAGGCGATCCAGTCGATGTCCTTGTCGCTGCTACCGGCGAAAAATCTGAAGGCGTGGAAGCGACTACGGTGGTCAAACGGACGCCTGCCGAAAGCAAAATCGAACTTGCTGAAAAAGTCAAAAAAGCGACGACCTCCTATGCCGTCTACATCTCTGGCTCTCGCAGCAATGAGATCAACGGCTTGCGGAACATCATCAACACGGGCCGTACGCTGCACGAAATCAACTCGGCTACGGCCGGGAACGAGTTCTGGAACTCGACCACGATCAAAGTCGGCGAATCGGCGACCGCTACGGCGGTGGCTGGCGAGTCGTCCTTTATCGAACTGGCCGACGAAGTTAGCTTCAACGGCAACGGCGAGGTCGAAGTCTTCATCACGACCCGCGGAATTCGGTCGGCGTTGGCGAACACCTACCAGTCCCAGAAGCGCTTCAATGACGCCCAGGCGGTCAACATCCACGGTGGCTACACGGCGATCATGGTCAACGAGATGCCTGTCATCGCCGATGACGACGCGCCCAAGGGCTTTGCCTTCGGGATCAACAAAGACTCGTTCCGCTGGTTCCAGCAGGTGGGTGGGCCGCACTGGCTCGAAGCGCCTCAGAACGGGGACGTGTTCCGGTTGAAGGCGGGTACCACGGCGGGCACCAACGTGGCCGTTTGGTCTGCTTCGTTCGCCTGGTATTGCAACTTGGGGAACGTAGCCCCAAATCGCAACGGTCGCTTGGAATTCGCCACCGATAAAGCAGCTAAATAACCCCGCTTAGCAACGGATGCAATGTAGGGGCCGGATCTTCGGGTCCGGCCCCCGCTTCGTTTGAGAGGATTGGCCCATCGAGATCAAGCCGACACCCGCCGATCTTGCCCAGATCACGAGGGGCCGCAATGGCCAGCTCATGGAGATCGATGACGACGTTGCCGGAGTCGCTCGTGGCCTGGCGCAGATCGATCACCGCATCCGCTTGCGCTACTCAGAGCCGGGGGAGTACTTCGTGGTCTACTGGCGCCCCGATGACTGGGAACAGGAGGCGGGCTACCTGATCTTCACCGCCCAGGAGGTCGACCACCGCATCGTCAAGCGCATGGAAGAGGTCTACGCGAAATGCAACGCGCCAGGCTACAGCTTCGCCGACGAGGTCGAGAAGGTCGAAGCCGAGGCCGAGCGCGAGAAAGACCATGCCTGGCACGAGCAGCATGGGGAGACGCTCGAACGCCTGGCTCACGCAATGCGCGAGGACACGCATAGGAACCAAGATCGGGTGTTTATCGCCGACGGGTTCAAGGCGTAATGGACTCCGCCGAACGATCCCGGTTTCTGTGGCTCCTGGATAGAGAGCATTGCGCTGATGACTACGGCGGCATTGGGACTCCGGGATTCATCCAATTCGAGATTCGGTTCGGCAGACCAGCCGAGCGTGGACCGACTCCGGGGTGCAACTGTTTGGGCGGCGGAAGCGGAATGCTGGGTTTCTGGCATCACACCGGCGATGCTTGCCCCTACCGGGAAGAAGAAATCGACCGCCTTGAGCGCTTCATCGCCGACCCCGAGCAACTCAGGCGTTTGCGGCCGATAACGCTGCGCGAACCTCCGGAGGTGGTTGCGGCATGAGCATCGCAGGGATGAGCTATCTTCAGCTTCAACAGGAGGTTTTAAGCTTTCAATTCTCCGAGAACTACCGAGAACTGATTAAGCGCTGGTTGAATACCGCTCAGCGCAAGGCCGTTCAGCAGTCCGAATTCCGCACCCAGGAGGAAGTGAAAGCCTTCACGACCGCGGCAAGCGATGCCACCCTGGAACTCCCAGCCGACTTCAGCCGCTGGATCGATTTCTACGACACGGGGTCCAAGTGGCCCTTGACGCCCTTGGAGAAGGCCGAATATGACGCGCTAGAAGGCTCCAGTGGCCGTCCTACGGCCTACACCGTGGTTGGAAACCAGATCACCCTTTGGCCCACCCCCGACGCCGCATACAGCCTCTCACTGCGCTACTGGCGCCTTCCGGCCGACATGGTCGCTGATGGGGACGAACCGGAGATCCCCGCGCAATATCACGAGATCCTCGTGGCCTACGCGATGCAGAAGGCCTACGCGCGGGAGAATGACTACACAAGTTCAAGGTTTTGGAAAGAAGAATGGGAAGCCGGAGTTGCCAAGATAAGGGGAGAGGTTCAAGCCGATACCTTCTCTGGCCCCAAGCAAGTAGGCGGTTCTTGGAATGGCGACAGTGTTTTTCCAGTCGTTCGGGTCTTCGGCGGCTAATGAAGAAGCCAAGCGGATACTGCGAGTGTGGTTGCGGCGGCAAAACTGCAATCGCCGACAAGAACCACGCGGTCAACGGATACGTCAAAGGCTGGCCGCGCCGATTCATTGACAATCACCATCGCCAGTTTTCGCCGCATGAATATCTAGTTGACGAGAAAACTGGCTGCTGGATTTGGCAACGCAGCATCAGGCCGTCTGGCTATGGGCAACTGTGGCGGAATGGAAAATGCTATATGGCTCATCGTTGGTACTACGAACAAGAGCATGGCCCGATTCAAAATGGCCTTGAGCTAGACCATCTTTGCCATAACCGGGACGCAAATTGTCCAGGGAACGAGTGCATTCATCGTCGCTGCGTGAACCCTCTTCATCTAGAGGCTGTGGCGCATCCTGAAAATGTACGTCGTGGGAGGGCTTCGAAGCTTAATCCGGTGCTCGTTGCTCAGATTCGCAGCCTTTGCTCGCAAGGGTGGCTTCAGAAGGACATTGCGCCTGCTTTTGGCGTTGCCCAAGGCACGGTTAGCAAAATCGCAACCGGGCGTGCTTGGCAAGAGGGCTAGCTACATGCAAATCTTGCAAGTAGGTTGCAAGTAGATGGCTCGGGGAGTGGCAATCCCGTATCTGAACTTCTCGGGTGGCAGAAACACGCAGAATGCCGCCTATCTGCTTACCGACAGCGAGTGCAGGGAAGACCTGAACGTCCACACGTCCTTGCTCGGCGACATCGAGAAGAGGTTCGGGAACGTAACCTTCTCCGACGCAACGCTCACTGGGGAACCCGTCAAAGCGACCTCGGTCCACTCGCTCTACCCAGCCAATACGGCGACGAAAAGTCTCATCGCTGGCGTTAGAACGGCAACTACGGATTCGCTGGTTAAGATCACGACCGGCGCTACGGCCTCGGTCTTGAAATCGGGCTTGACGGCTAACAAACGCTGGGATTGGGCACAGGCTGAAGTCTCAGGTGGCTCCGGTCCTCTCTTCGGCATGAATGGCGTCGATACCCCTCAGCGCTGGAACGGAGAAGCTGCAAGTACGAGCAACTGGGTGGCTGGTACTGGGATCGTGCCCCCGAAAGGCAGGTTTTTGACCTTCTGGATGTCTCGCCTGTGGTGCCTTGAAGGCTCGCGCCTGTGGTACTCGGGGATCACGGGGTCCTCGCCCGATCCGCTCAACTGGGACGCGAACAACTACGTGGACCTGGAGCCAAACGATGGCCAGGAAGGAACCGGAATCGGCATCGTTGGTCCCTACCTGATCGTCTTCAAGCCGCGCAAGACCTACAAAATCACCGATCCGGTCACGGCGGCGAACGTCAAGGTCTCAAACGAGATCGGCTGCGTTGCGTATCGCTCAATCGTGCAGACGCCAATCGGGCTATTTCACCTCTCCGAGGATCAAGGCGTTTGCGTCACCGATGGCAGTACCGTGAAGCGGATCAGTGAACAAGTGCTGCCCGACCTGATCGAAGTGACCTCCCATACCGAAACTCAGGCTCAGGCTGCAGCAATGCTCGATGGCACGCGCTACCAGCTTTCGATCTCCCTGGAAGGCACGCGCAACGATCACACGCTTGAGTACGACCTGAGCGCTGGCTCTTGGTGGCTGCACGATTGCGCCTCAAATCAGTATGCGTTGCTTGATCCCGGCGGCACTCCCGTGCGTTACTCGGCTGATTCGACCACGACTGCGCGCATCTCAAAAGCCTTCGTTGAAAACGTCTTCGAAGACAATGGCGCGGTTTATAAAGGCGGCTCATACTGGACAAGCCCTTGGCGGGCCTGGGGCGCAGGTGAAAAGGGACGTTCGGGCTTGGGCCTTGATCCTCACGTCAAGAAGCGCTTAAACGAACTGCGGGTGGATGGAGTCGGAAATTGGGATGCCTATATAGCCCTGGATTTCGATGAGACCTTCGAAGCGATGGAGGGTGAAATTTGGGAGGCAGCCGAAGAAGCTCCGGAAGTGATCGAAGAAACGACGTTCGGTGGGACGGGAACTTTCGGTGGGACGGGGAAATTCGGCGGCGAAGGTGTGGCGCCTGCATCTACCGCTGCCGTAGAGCGTCGATATCTAACTCCGGCTCTGGGCAGGGCGTTCTCCGTCAAATTCTCCGATGCCACCAAAAAAAGCTTTGCAATCCGCTCTGCCACGTTTCGGATTACACCAAGGAGTGACTAATTAGTGAATTTCCCGGCCACGATAGTCGAGGGACCTAACAATCAAATTAATTGGTCGTTCCTCTCCAGCTACATCGTCGTAGGCAAGGGCAACCCCGAGAAAGCCGTCAAGGGCCGCATCGGCGCGATCTTTCTGCGTGAAGACGGCGAACCGGGCAAAACGATCTACGTCAAGGGCAAAGGCAACGGGACCGCCGAAGGTTGGGAAGCTTTTGAAGGATCAAAAGAAGGCGGCTTCGCGACCATCGCCGAAGTCGTCAAAGAGGCGGAAGCCAGGGCTGCTGCCGACGCAGTCCTCTCAGGCAAAATCAGCGCCGAGGAAGCGGCAAGAGCAGCGGCTGACAGTGAACGCGTCAAAGGCCCCGCCTCGGCTACGGACCTCGATATCGCCGTCTACGATGGAACGACTGGCAAGCTGGTCAAAGACGGCGGCAAAACTGTCGCTCAGGTACTGGCACGTGCGAATCACACCGGCACGCAGCTTGCTTCTACGATCTCGGACTTCGATACGCAGGTCAGGACATCGCGCCTCGATCAGATGACGGTTCCAACGGCTGACCTTTCGATCAACTTCCACAAGCTCACCGATGTTCTTGATCCAACAGCGGCCCTAGACGGAGCTAACAAGGAGTATGTGGACGCCGCCGCCGCAGCAGCAGCCGCTGGGCTTTCAGTCAAGCAGCCGGTGAGTTATGCGACAACGGTTGCCCTCGTAGCCGGAGAAGAAGCGGAAACGATTTCCGAAGGATATCTTCAGGGAATCTGTCCGCTTACCATCGATGGTATCGCAGGAATACCTATTGGTACACGAGTCCTAGTAAAGAATCAGACCAATGCGGCAGCCAATGGCATCTATGAAGTAACTCGCAATGAATCTTTTGGCGGGGAAGGGAAATTCGGCGATACATTCACATTTGGATTTGGTTCTGAATGGGAATTACTTCGTACCTCAGATGCTAATAGCAAAACCGAGATCAAACAAGGCATGTTCGTACTCGTCACGAAAGGCATGACCAACGCTAGCACGACTTGGATTCAAACCACGGCAGACCCAGTCGAACCGGGCATCACATCCCAGGTCTTTGCAGCCTTCACTGCTACGCCTATCGGAGCCGCGGGTGGAGACCTGAGCGGGACTTACCCGAATCCACAGATCGCTGAAAAAGCCATCATCAACGCCGATGTGGGCGATACGGCAGGCATCGAATACAAAAAACTCTCGCTGGCTGCGAAAATAGTGGCCGCTGATCTTGCCACGGGGGCCAAGGAACTCTTTCCCCAGCTCGTCACTGTCGCCAATCGAAAAGAAGCCTTCAGCGAACTGACTGCCGAATGGGCGGGGGCTACTCGCAATTCCAAACTGGTCACCGTGGAACACGGGCTTGGCGCATCTCCTCTCGATATCACCTTCACCGCGCTGAACAATGCTGAATTTATCGGTATGCCCAGCGTGATCGAACGAACGAGCACGAAATTCAAAGTCGAATTCTTCGTGCCTTCTCCGTTGGCAGAACCAGCAGCAGGGAAAAAACAGACTTTCATGTGGCGGGCGATTGGCTGATCTTGCGTTGTGTCGCTGAAGGATGCGCTACTGTAGCTTGATGGTTGGCTCGGGTTTACATAACCACCATTATTGACGACGCTCGATAATAAAAGTTATGTAAACCAAAAGAAGGAATGCACCCCTTTATGGGGTACAACTGCGGAAGACTTCGGAATCGAACCGAAAACGACC